TTCTTTGTAAATTCGCGAATGAAGCGGGGGAGAAAATGACCGCGCCGAAGGAAGAAATTATCCCGAAAGATTTAATTGACGGACTTGCGGCTGACATCAATAAATTTTTCCTAGGAGGAAAAAATGAGGATTGACCCGCTCGTTTTCAAAATCTTTTTCGTTTCTGGGGCTTTGCTGCTTTTCGCCGGGGGTGTTACGCCGCTTGCGATAGCGGTGGGGCTTGTCGCGCTTCTTGTGGTGTTTAATCCATGAAAAAACCTATAACTCCCAAAATTATATCTTTGCATTTTGAAAATAAAACAGATGCGAAAGAATATCTATATAATTGCGAACGGCTTTATCTTGGTGAAAAAACTAAAATTAAACTTATTAAAAATTTCAAAAGGCGGGGATGGATTATATCTATAAAATATAAAGATTTTATTGAATTCCCCTAACAGGGAATAAACTGCCCCGGCAATTCCGCCGGGGAATAATGGAGAAGAAACTATGGCTACTGTTACTCGTAGCAAACTGGCGGCGAAGGATATGGGCGATCCGAAAACGACGCTCGGCACGAAAGATAAAGCCGTGCTTGGCACGATCATCGGTTACGCGACCGATGTTTCCCGGCGCAAAGACCCTTCCGGCGAAAAGGAATTTCTTGGCCTCGCCGGTTCTTTTGAAGCGATCCCCGCCGATCCGAAAATGGACACGGTGCAATCGGGAATTTGCTATCTTCCCGGTGGCATGGACGGGCCGATGATCGCGGCGCTACAAGAAACCGACGATAAGGGTAAGCGGAAAAATCCTTCCGTGGAATTCGCAATCGAAATTTCTGTTATCAAGGCGAAAAATCCACAGGGCTATTCGTGGGAAGCGCGCCCGGTTGTGCCGGTGAAATCGTCGGGTGACGTTCTCGATAATATCCGGCAGCAATTGAAAGGACTTCCGGCTCCGAAGAAGTAAGCGTGGCGTTTTAAGTATCCGCCGGGGCCGGTTTTGTTTCCCCGGCGGATTTTCCTCCAACTGGCAATGGGTGAATAAGGCGAGGGGATAATTTACATGCTCTTATCAGATGAAACTCTGGAAAAGTTAATTCGTATTGCTGATTTCGCTGTTAGAATGGCGGAAGGCGAACAGGAAAAATTCAAACAGGAAATGGAGCGACGGCAACTAGAATGGGAAACTAATTCCGCTAAGAAAATCGCGGAACTATTTGAGTTGCATTATATAGACCGAAATCAAAACGGTTAACCCGATGGAAACCATTGTCACTTACGATATTGTCAAACGCGGGTTTGGCGGTGCGAAACGGCAATTTGAATTGATACGCCGCGAAACGCGCGAGAACGGTTATCATAAAAATTTCACGGAAGGATTTTTTCCAACTAGAACTTTGGCGGAATTAGCAAAGAAAGCGAGAGAAAATGAAGCTGGAAATTCCGAATAATCCTGCGGGCAAAACGAAAATCTGTAATTTTTGCGCGTATTGGCTTTTTGAAAAAGCAACCAAGCGCGTGATGGTTATGGGGCCTCGCGGAATTGAAGCTGTAGACTTATCTGCGATGGTAAAGTTAGGCCAACCTATTCCCGGCGGTGCCCCGGAAGCTCTAATGAGCGTTTGCACACTTGATCCTGATTGGATTGAGACGCCGCAACATCATTGGTGCGGCGGTTGGAAAGCGAAAATCGAACTGGCAAAAACGGAGGGAAGCTCGTGAAACGGATAAGTGCAACGGTTATTTTTACTTACGATGCAGAAAAAATTATCCGAGAGGATACGCAAGAAATCCTTTGCAGGATCGCGGCGGCAATTCAACGTGGGGATAACAGTAATGAAATTCATGTCCCGGCCACGGAAAATCTTGCTGCATTAGATATAAAATGGGGAATGCGGCATGTTGTATCCTTCCCTGAAATTCCCCAAGATGAATATGAAAAATTCAAGGCTTGGCAAAATAGCTATCAAGAGCTTTGTGATAAATTGAACGTCGGGATTATTTCCCAAACGGAATTTGCGATCAGGGCTTTTTCTTTTGGATTTTCGGAAAAGGAAATCGAAGCGGAAGCGAAGCGGATTTTGGAAAATCGCGTTCCCGCGCTTACGGCAAAAACTTAAAATAGAAACGGCTCCCGATTGCTGTGACCGGGAGCCGTTCCCCTCGTGCGCTGGCAAGCCGGGTAAGGGGCTGTTGCGCAATGTCGATCATGCACAAGACTAAGTTCCTGTCAATCTTGACAGGTGGGGCGAAGCACTAAAAAGTGCGGGGGCCTAGACCGGGCAAAGGTCTAAGCCCCCAATCTGCGGCGCGGGTGGCGGTTGCGCCGCGCAGATTTCGGAAACGCTGTAACGTTTCCATTTGTCACATGAAAAGCAAAAAATCTACCGCGCGTCAAGCGGAAAAATTGCGGCGTGAAAGCCGCAAATTAAAGGCGCTCGGATTGATTAAATATGACGCGCGCCGGAAACCGGGCCGAAAAGAAAAAGCGGCTGTTAAAAAATTCCGCGATGTTTTGAATAATAAGGCCGCTGTTATAAAAGTAGGGAAAAAAGAAGCCAAAAAATACGGACGCGCGTTTCGTGCGGTAAAGGATAAAATTATTATCCCCAGAAAAAAAGGCGACCGGATACGCTTCGATAAAAAGGAAAAAGAAATTGTAATTACCGGCAAGCGATACGGGAAGAAGACCCGCATTATTTTAGAACCGGGACGCGGCACGAAAAAACGCAAAGGCCCAAAGCGCGGATATGATCGATGGTGGGCTATTCCGTTCGGTCAAGGCCGAAATTATTTTACAAGTTATAAAGAACTCCGCGAATTCATGGAGGAATACAAATCTGCCGCGATACAGGCCGGGCGGCGGTGGGGATTTAAGAACTGGCGAAAATATGTCGAGATTATCGACGTTGAAAAAGGAGAAATGCCGGGTGAAGGCGATGAAGGAATTTTGGCGTTTCCGAAGGAACGCAAAAAATGAGCCTTTTACCGATGGACGCCGTTTTCCGGTTCGATCTAATTCCGGAGCGGCGCGGGAGGCGTCCTGAAAATCGCATTTCCGGAGCAATGACGAATGCCGAACATCAACGGCGACATAGGAGAAACGCCAAAATGGAAAGAATAGAGCGTGTTGCAATTCTTGACATGGAAACCGATCCTTTCGATAATTCTGGAAAAGATAATGTTCGGCCTTTTACGGCTTGCATTTATTCGGACGACTTTGAACCTATCGTTATATGGGATGAAGATTTTTCTTCTTTTACAGAAAAACTTTTGTATGAAATCGAAAAACTGCCGGGACGCTATACGATTTACGCCCACAACGGCGGGCGTTTCGATTATATGTTTTTGCTTCATAAATTGCGCGGCTATGTGAAATTCAAAGGGCGTGGAATTATGGTCGCAAAAGTCGGCAATCACGAATTGCGGGACAGTTTCCATCTTTTACCCGAACCGCTCAAGGCATGGAAGAAAGACGAATTCGATTATTCCAAAATGTCGAAAGCAAAACGCAATCATCATCGCGAGGAAATCGTCCGTTATATGATAAACGATTGCCGATATTTGTTGGATATTGTGAAATCGTTTTTACAGGAATTCGGTTTCAAAATTACAATCGGACAAGCGGCTATGTGCGAATTGAAAAAACATTATAAGCCGCAACGTTTATCGAACCCGATGGATTTATGCTTGCGGAATTATTTTTACGGCGGACGTGTAGAGTGTCTTGCGGGGCGCGGAATTTTCGAGGGAGATTTCAAAATCTACGACGTGAATTCCATGTATCCTTATGCAATGTCCGCATTTCGACATCCTATCGGAAACGATTACTGGTTTAAGGAGGAAATCAGTGAAAACACTTGTTTTATTCGTTTACACTGTGACAGCGATGGCGCTTTTGCTTTTCGCGACGATAGCGGTGCAACGTCATTCGAGCCCCGGCGGGGCGAATTCACCACTACTATATGGGAATTTCGGGCCGCGCTCAAATTAGGACTTATCGATAACGTTAGGATTATTAAGGCGCTCGATTGCATGGAGCGAACGGATTTTTCAAAATTCGTTGCACCACTTTATGAGCGGCGGGAAAAAGTGAAACTGTCACAAAAGGAGCTACGCGATGCGGGTAAAGAAGAAACGCGCGAATATGAGGAACTTAAAAAAGAAAATCTCTTTCTTAAATACATACTCAATAACGCCTACGGAAAATTCGCCCAAAATCCTCGAAAATTTACAGAATGTTACCTTACCAATCCGGGTGAACGTCCGCCCGTTGAAGAAAAAGGATTTCCCGATTTCCCTGTTTATAGCGGTGAACTTTATGACATATGGGAACGCCCAACGCCGGGAATTAGATTTCTCAATGTCGGAACGGCAGCTAGTATCACTGGCGCGGCTCGTGCGATATTGCTTGAAGCGATCAAAGGAGCGAAAAATCCGATTTACTGTGACACAGATAGTTTAATTTGCGAGGCGCTTCCGAATTTCGATTTGCACGACGCCAGATTAGGCGCATGGAAATTAGAGACTGAATTAGACGAGGTGATTATCGCGGGTAAAAAACTCTATGCATATAAAGTGCGCGGGCTTTCCGATGGACATGACAAGCGGGTTAAGGTACGTTCGAAAGGTTCGGGCGGCTTGACGTGGGCGGACATGCAACGAATTCTTGACGATGAAATCATTGAGAAGGTCGCCATAGGCCCGACACTGACGAAAACGGGCGAGCATTTTTATATGCGTCGAAGAATTCGCGCGACAACCGCGCGGCGGCAAATTGCGAGGGTGGCTTAAATGGCGCAAAATTACAGAACTTATAAAACGCGCAATGGGCTTGCGCCCGCAATTGGGCCTGTTGGGCTTCCGGTCACGTTGAATTTTCCGGATCGAACGGCGACATTCGATCTCGATTTTACGAAAACAATTCAGGATCGTGACATCGATATTATTCAAAGCGTTTGGGTGGATAACGCCGACAATCCGAACAAGCTGATTATTCAATGCGATCAGACACAACAACGATTAGTTATTCCTGCATTCGCGCAACAATCGCTGCCGATTATTTGTCCGCAAGACCCGCGCTTAAACGTTTCATGCGACGGAAATCAGGTATTTGCCGGAAAGGTTCAGCTTATTTTTCAAAACATTCCCGTCCCCATTGCATCATGGGGGCCGATTGACGTTACATTAAATAATGTCACGGTTTCGCAAAAACCGCTCGGCTCTAATTTTACGGCTTCAACCGGAAATACCGGCGGCGCTTCCGTAGTGGCGCTCGCAGCGAATGTGAACGCAACACGGCGAATAATCGCAAACCCGGCAAATAATGCGGAGACTTTATATTTACAATTCGGCGGCGTAGCGGATGCTTCCGCGCTTCCGCTTTTGCCGGGAGAAAAATTCGACACGGAAAACGGGCCTATCGATCAATCGGCGTGGCAGGTTTTTTCCGTAAACAACATTCCGTTCAGCGCATGGGAGAGCGTGTAAACATGAAAAAACTTATCGCGTCGCTCGCATTATTTTTTGCGTTTTCGTTTTCGGCCACCGCGCAAACGGCGAATGGGCGCGCAACCTCTACCGCGCCGTCTTATGCGAATGGCGTGGCATCGCCGTTATCGCTCGATTTATTGGGAAATCTGCGGACGAATTGCGTTATTGGGTGCGGTTCGGGCAGTTCTTTTAATTCGGCGTTTCCCGCGACGGGGCAAGCGATTGGATTATCCGACGGCACAAACATGTTGCCGTTTCGCGGCGACATTACAAACGGGCTTTGGGTTAATATAAAATCGCCCGCGACGTTTCCGATTTCTGCGGCGGCGTTACCGCTTCCGTCCGGTGCGGCGACGGCGGCTAATCAATCGACGCTGATAACAAATTTAGGCTCGCCGTTTCAGGCGGGCGGGAATATCGGAAATACAGCTTTCGGAATTTCCGGGACGCTTCCGGCATTTGCGGCAATTCCGGCATTCAAAATCGATCAAACGACGCCCGGAACAACGAATGCCGTTCAAACGATTGCGGGCGTTGTCGGCGGTGCATCGAAATTTTCGTTAATTTCGTCCGCAACGACGAATTCCAACAATGTGAAAGGCTCCGGCGGAACGCTTTACGCGGTTCAAGTTTACAATAATTCAGCGAATATCGCTTATCTGAAATTTTACGACAAGGCGACCGCGCCGACCTGCAACACGGATACGGTTGTAAAGGAAATTTTAATTCCGGCTTCGACAAACGGCGCGGGCTCGAATTTTTCGATTGACCCCGGCGCGATTTTTTTTAACGGCATCGGAATTTGCGTTACTGCGGGAATAGCGGTGAACGACAATACAGCGGTTGCCGCAAACGCCTATATCGTGAACTTGGATTTCAAATAGAATGAAAAAACTTTTTGGCGGAATTTTAGGAGCGTTCTTTTTTGTAGCGGTGGCGCTTGCCCAATCGCCGCTGACATTATTGAATGCGGGTTCTGCCGATACTGCACCTCCTAAAATTTTAACGTTTCAGGTTTCTACAAGTGCATCGACAACGAATTCTATTACAAACGCGACGGCTCCTATTGGGGCCGCCGCCCCCGATAGATATGTAATTGTCGGATTAGTAGGGGAAGATAACTTAAATTCTACAATCACGTCGATAACAATAAACGGCACGAATTGCCCGATTGCAATTCAGCAAAATAACGTTCGCTCGACGGCAGGAATTTGTATTCTTCTCGTTACAACGGGCACAACAGCTAATATCGTCGGTACTTTTTCAGGCGTTAAGGACGGTCTTTTTCTTTCGGTATGGAGCGCGACGGGGCTTCTTTCGGCAACGCCGATAGGAACCGCCGGTCAAAATACAAATAACACGGCGACGGCGCTAACGACTGTTGCGGGCGGATTTGCCGTAGGCGCTTGCGGAAATTATGGTGTAGGCGCTACGTCAACTTGGACGGGAATGACATTTCGTGGCGGTGCGAATATCGGTAGTACGCGCAACGGCGCTTTTGCCGATACCTCTGGAATTGGCGGAAGCAGTATTAACGTAACTTGCAATTTTTCGTCGGCAGGAACAGCGTATTCAATGGCGCTTGCAAGCTGGTAAAAAATGCAAGATTTTTCCACCATTATTCTTCAACCCTATGTCGGCGTTCCCTATGGGTATCCCGCGCCGTTCAAATCCGCGACGGGGTGGATAAAATTTGCGCCGCTTTTTGTCGATTGGGCGGTTTACGGCGCGAGCAGCACAAAAAATAAAATCGGAATTACACAAGATTTGAAAGGCACGGTTGCCGCGCAACTCATTCCAAAAATCGTTTCGGTTTATATCGACAATTTAGGAAGCAATGTCCCGGTATATGTAAGATTTCCCTCCACCGGATTTGTAATTGCAGCGCCGCCGAATTCGTCGGACTGGTACAATTGCATCACGCAAGATTTGAGCGTGAGTATTTACGGAATTGGATTTGTGACGGGGCAAATTCCAAAGACGAATTTTTATTTTACCGATGCTTATGTTCCGCCTTACTCGAATTTCGAGCAGCAAAACGTTATCGATAAATGGTTGGCGTCTGCTTCAATTTCACGCGGGCAGAACATTTTTAATCAGGATTTTGGCGTTCCGGCGCTTGGCGATCAATTACAAACATTAAATTATACTAAAACAACATCTAATGCTTATCCGTCAATCTCCTTATGGGGAACGCCAAGGCCCGGTTTCATATACGTTCAAAGTTTTAATTTGAGCGTATTAAATATCGTGTTCGGAGCAGGAGGATATTGCTGGTTTCGGGTAAGAAGTTTAGGATTATCGGGGACGCTTTTATATACGCCTGTTTTTTCTTCCAATAATCAGCCTAGCACTTGGCTAGATTTCATGTTTACCGGGAGTGCTTGCAACATAAAATTAGATGCGACTGAAACTTGGCTTTTAGATGTTGACCCTAGCCCAAGCGTTCCGGCGAATAACGCACAATGGGCGTCGATGTACGGCACAAGCGTTTACACACAAAATCCTAACTAAAAAAGGAAAATCGCCATGGCAAGCGGAATGGAATTCATGCTCAAGCAATTGGGTATCGACCCGAAGGAAATTCTGCAAAGCGTTAACGGATTTAAGTCCGCCTTTCTTGACATCGCCACGAAACTCGGAAACATTGAAGCGCAGAACAATGTCATTCTGGCCAATCAAAAGTCACTCTGCGAAAAAATGGAGGTTCCTTTCCATGGATTTCAACCAGACAACCAAGCCGCAAACTCCCCCGGCCACGCCCGCGCCATCACCGGCTCCAGCCCCGGAAGCAACGGTGCAGGAAAAACGTGAATACAGTGCGCTTTACGCCTACGGAGCGCCGGACGCGGCGACACGCCTTCGCTTTATCGAGGGTTTCTTGGCGCAAATTGCCGGTGAATTTTATCCGGAGAAACTTGCGCAGTATCGCGCGAAATTTTTTCCGGATTTTGATAAAGGCGGCGAATAATACGCCGCTCGAAGAAATGCAAATCGGGAGCGGAATTATCATTCCCGAATTGCAAAGCCCGGACGATCTTTCGTTCACGCTTCTTATGCAGCGTGTAGAACGAATTGAACGATTGCTCGGAATAAATTTCGCGCAAGAGGTTACTTATGTCAGAAACGGCGGAAGCGGCGGCGGCGAGCGTAGCGGCGACAACCGCACAAGCGGTTGAAGCCGTCGAAACGCGCACGGCGGCGGAATTGGAAGCGGCGGCGGCTCGTATCGATCATGCACAGCAAACGGCGGAAGATTTGCGGCAAGCTGCACTTAATACCTCGCTCGGAAAAATGATCGAGGACATGCGAGGGGAGATTGAAGAATGGCGCGAAGACCAAGAAATGCTGGAAGCGGAATTGGAGAACCTCTCGCGGGAGTTAACGGCGATGAAAGAAACAATATCGAAGCCGCAAACAGTGGTGGTGGAAGCGCCGATAGTCCCGGCACCGCCGATGGAGGAACAATCAATCCTGCCGACATCGGCCCCGACGCCGGAAGCGGTGGCGGTGACAGTGACGCCGGAAGCGGCACAGGATCGAAGCGAGGCCCCGGTCGCCCGCGTGGAAGCGGTGCCGGTCAAAAGAGCAAGACGGTTCCTGTAGACGCGATTTCGTTCGCACTTTTGACATTTCACGCGACGGCGGCAAAATTTACCGGCGCGGATTGGCTGGCAATCACAAAAGAAGAAAGCGATCAATTCGCGGAGGCCTACTCGAAATTCGCGCGGCATTATCCGCAAATAATGCTGACACAAAAACAGCAAGACACGGGAAATTTTCTTCTTGTGCTTTGCATGATATACGGGACAAGAATTTTCGGCGCGATGCAATCGAAAAAGAAAAATGCGGCGGACGCAAACAATACGCCGCAACCTACCAAGGTTTTTACGGTTCACGATCCTTCGCTTCCCGGCGGCAAGGCAGAAGTTGAGGTAAAACAATGACGGAAATTCTGCATCCGAATTTTATGGTAATCGACGTTTCGCATTGGAACGCTTTGCCGAATTTGCATCAATTGGCGGAAGCGAAAGCGGCGGGCGTTGTCGGTATTATTGCAAAAGCCTCGGAAGGCGCGACATGGAAGGATGAAACTTTTCCGATCTGGCGCGATCTTTGTTACAAATCCGGAATTCTTTTCGGCTCGTATCATTTCGCCACAACGTCAAGCGTTTCGTCACAGCTTGAAAATTATGCGCGCGTCACGGCTGGCGCAAAACAGCCCGAAATTTTTGCCGTCGATTGCGAACGGCGAAAAGGCCGCGAGCCTGTTTCGGCGCAACAGATTTTAGAACTTGCGCTAGGCGTGTCGAATTTTTCAGGGCGATTGCCGTTGATTTACGGTGGCGAACTTTTGAAGGATTATTTCGGATCGAACGATCATCCGAAATACGATCCGAAAGGCATCATGGCGGCGATGGCGCAATTTCCGCTTTGGCTCGCACACTACAATATAAGTTATCGTTGTCCTTCGCCGTGGAAATCGGCTAAGCTCTGGCAATGGACGGATGGAACGAATAGCCGCCCGCCGAATTGGCGAATTGAAATCGCGGGATTTCCCGGTTCGGCGCGGAAGCTCGACCTAAATCATTTCGACGGAGGCGAAGCCGATCTTCGCAAATTTTGGGGGATGAAAGATGAACCAAAACGCGATCCAAACGACGCTTAATCTTATCGGGCTTTTTGTCGGCGGCCTCGCCACCGATACAAGTTGGACGGCGCTCATTCCGCCGCAATATGCCGTTTACGTTCTATCGGCGATCATGTTGCTAAAAGTAGGATTGAATTCCGTCAATCAGGGCGTTGTCGGACAATTCAAAAAAGACCCGCCGAAATAATTTAACTTGGGGGCAGCGATGAAAAGAATTTTATTGACGGGCGCGCTTTTTCTTGCCGGTTGCGCGAATATCCCGAATTCCGGCAATCCCGTGCAGCAACCTTTTTCGTGGGTTACATTTTGCACGGTTGACGTGCCGTTTGCAAAAATCGGCGTTTCGATTTATGAAACTTTCGCCACCGTTTCTGCGAAAGACGCAAACGCAATCGCGTCTCTTTTTACGCAAATCGACGCTATGTGTTTGATGGGGCCGAATAATACGGCGGACGCACAAACACGGGCTTCCGCGATGCTCGCGGGCGTAAACAACATCGTGAAAAATCCGAACCAAGGCCCTGCACCGAACGTTATTCCGTTGAAATAAAAAGTTTCGGCCATGGCCGTTAAACGATGGAAATTCTCGAAAGAGGTAGGCGCGGCGGCAATCGGAGCCGCGTTTACCGTTTTGATTTCGGCGGTGCAAGCATATGGGATTTTTTATAGCGTACCTTCGGAAATAGCATCGGTAAAATCCGAATTAAAAGACGCTAAAAAAGAATTAGTAGAATTGCGGATCACGGTAGCACGGATCGAGGAACGGCAGAAAAATGACAACCGCCGCGCTTCAATCTCCGATTAAAAAATTTCGCGTTCCCGGATTGGATGAACGCCAAGTTATTGTAGGCCGCACCGGTTCCGGTAAAACACAATTCGCGGTATGGGGAATTTCGGTTGCGCCTTTTCACCGGCAGCCTTATATTCTTGTCGATACGAAAGGAGACAGCTTAATAAATGGCATCGCGAAGGCGAAACATATGTCCATGTCGGATGTTATCCCGCGCGAGCCCGGACTTTATATAGCGCATCCCAATGATGTCACGTCGGAAGAAGAATGGGACGATTTTCTCTGGCGCATTCACGCGCAGGAAAATACCGGATTGCTCTTTGACGAGGGCTATATGGTGCCGAAAGCCTCCAAGGCTTTCCCGGCAATTCTTACGCAAGGCCGCTCCAAAAATATCCCCGCTATCGTTTGCGCGCAGCGACCGTTGTGGCTTTCAAAATTCGTATTTTCGGAAGCGGATCACTTCGCCGTCTTTCACCTTAATCATGTTAAAGACCGGAAAACTGTAGAGGAATTTTTGCCGCCGAATTCGATGGAAGACCGGCTTCTTCCGTTTCATTCGAGATATTATGACGTGAAGGCGGATGCCCTCTTTACAATGTCGCCGGTTCCGAGTAAGGAAAAAATACTCGCGGACATAGACCGGCGCTTGCCGAAAAAGCAGCGGTGGTTTTAGGGGAGGCCGAAGGTGGGCGACAATTATATCAGCATCAACTTTCCCAATTTTATCACCATCACTCTAATGGGAATGATAGGTCTTGCGATTTTGGGATTGCTCGGCTCGCTCTACCGCGCCAAAACAGGCGGTGCGGCGTAAGATGTTCGACAACATCAAACGATACGTTCCGCTGAATTGGGCGATCATCACGCCCTATAATCTTTTAATCGTTACGCTCGTGCTATGGATTTCCGGGTTGGGGCTCGCGCTGATTTTCCATCCCTCAAATGGGACAGCCGAACCGGAGAAATAACCATGGCTACCGCTCAATCCGCTGCCGACCAGCTTGCTCAAATTCAAGCTGCAAATATGCAAGCGCGCGGCTTGCTCTTGCGCAATTCAATCAAGATGTTCCAGCCAATCGCATCCGGCACAATTCCGGACGCGGGCAATCGCGCCGGAAACGCGGTCAACGTTCCGGTGCGCAATGTCGGCGCGCTTCGCAGGTTCATTTTGAAAATCACCGGCACGGTTGCGCAAGCCGCCGCCGAAACGCTGAACCGCACGGCGCTCGGCGCGGGCAACGTGCTTTCGCAGGTTGTCGTTACCGACCTGAATAATTATCAGCGCATCAATACCACCGGCTGGCATTTAACGCTGCTTTCGACCGTTCGCCCATGGGGCCGCCGCCCGCAAGCATGGGGCGCGGCGTTCACTTCGGATTGCCCGTTTGGCGTCGGCGCGAATTATGGCGTCAATACCATGCCGTCAGGCGTCACCGCCGCGCAAAATTTCACGATGTTTTACGAATTGCCGATCACCTATTCGGCGGACGATTTGCGCGGGCTGATTTACGCCAGCGTCGTTAACGCAACGATGAACATTTCGTTTACCATCAACCCGAATTTCGTTATCGGTTCCGGCGGCGATCCGACGCTTTCGGTTTATCAATCGACAACCGCGAACGACATCGGCAATCTGACAAATCTCGCTTGGACGCTGTATCAGGATTATTTCGATCAGGTGCCCATGACGAAACAGGGGCCGCTGGTTCCCGCGCTCGATATGTCAAAGGCGCTGCTTTTGCAAAATATCGCGCCCACGGGCATGGCGACGGGATTGGATTTCCCGATCACTTACGCGAACTATCGTCAGTTCTTTTCCACCATCGCGATTTTCGACAATGGCGGAACGCTCAATCTCGGAACGGACGTAAATTATTGGGGCTTGCAAGCCGCCAATATGACGTTCTTGGAACAATACGATCCGATCACGGTACAACTGAAAACCCGCAACGCCATCGGTGACGATATGCCACGCGGGACGTATTATTTCAATCACCGCGACAAGCCGATCTACACGCAGCAACAGGGCAATATGTCTCTTGTGCTGAACGCGAAGGGCGCAATCGGCAACGGCGCAAAGGTTCTTGTCGGTTACGAAATGATTGCCGACACAAACCAAGTTGTGAACGCGGGCACGTTGCTCGCGGCGGGGTAATCCTCCCGGCGTGGTGAAACTGGCCCCGGCATAATCGCCGGGGCAATTTTCCAAAAACTAAAATGCCCTGTAGCACTTGCGAGAAAATGAGAAAAACCATGATCGAGGAATTTAAGGCGTGGCTTAGGCAACCCTTCTCCGCAGACATGGATGCTGCCCATTGGTTTTATTTTTTCGGGCTACTCATTATTATCTCTGCGGCTTGGGGCTTTATCCTGAAACATATCGAACGGGGGATCGAATGAGCAACCGTCTTATCACCATCGTCGTTGTCGCCGTGGTTTTCTACATCATCGGAATTAAATTTCCGGCCACGGGGCAAATGGTTCTCGCGAAAGTAGGACTATAAGAAAATGGGATTGCAGCAAAGCAATCTTATTTTCGGAATGATTTTTCTCGGCTTCATTGTGTTTATCACAATGCGCGGAGAACTGCCGATCTATATGGGATTTTTAATCCCGAAATAAAAAAGAGGGAGAAAAAATGAAACGTCTATCGAGAATTCTTCTATCTGCGTTTCTCGCATTTGCGCCTTCATTTGCCATCGCGCAAGTGCTTGGTGATGTAAACGGAGCGCCTTCCGGTTTTCGCGGGCGCGTGCAAGCGCAGGGAAATATCCCGGTTGTTTCCTCATGCGGAACAACGCCATCAATTGCCGCCGGATCGACGGATTGGGTTGGCGAAGTAACGACGGGCACCGGCACACCCGCCGCTTGCACCATCACTTTCGCGACGCCTTTCAACGCCGCGCCATTCTGTAGGCTTGTCTGGAAAAGCGGGCCGCTCGCGGCAATGTCATGGACAGTTTCGGCAACCGCAATTACCGTTACACAGACTGCCACGAATTCAACGGTTATCGGTTATAATTGCATCGGCAAATCCGGCGGTTAAAGGAAAAAAGAAATGCCGTTCGCGTTCTTGGTTATCGGGCTATCGCTCGTTATCACGGGCGCGAACGATACCTATAAGCCGCTTGGAAATCAGCTTCTAAAAGATTTCACCGGGAAAGGAAACTTTACCTATTGGGTTGTCGCCATCGGCGCAATTGGAGCCATCGGATATTTTCAGCCGTTTCGCGACGTGACAAGATATTTTATGGGGCTTGTCGTTCTCGCGATGTTTCTCGCGCAAGGAAATCCGAAAAATCCCGGTGGCGGTTTCTTCGAGCAATTCAAAAAAGCCATTCAGTCCGGGCCGCAACAGGCGTCGAACGTATCGACTATGCCAACAAATACTGCTATGACAGGCGCAGACGCTTTGAAAACAGGTGACGCCTTGTTAACCGCCGCTTCCGTCGCACTCGCTTAAAAGAGGCAAAACATGAACCGCGAACTTTTCGAGCCAATCGTCACCATCCTTTCCGCCGTGATTGGCGTCGCCATTCTTTCCGTGCTTGTATCTAAAAAATCGAACACGGCGGGAGTTTTGCAAGCAGGAGGCGCGGCCTTCTCGACGATCTTGGGAACGGCAATTTCTCCCGTAACTGGCCAATCGCCTTCCGGACTTGGATATGGATTTTCTTCGCCTACCGGTTTCGACACAAGTTTCGGCGGAAATTTTAACCTGTAGGATTTAATCGCCGTGGGATGGTTCAAGAAAAAACCGCGCATCGATCAAGGAAACATCGGTTTCGATGAACGCCCCGGCACGTTCAAAACGCAATATGTAGAATTTCCGCTGCCCGATCCGGGCGCGATGAATTTCATTCCGGAAAGTCTGGCGCTGCCAGCCATCCAACCTATCGGTACTGGCCAGCTTGTGGCAAAACCGTTCACGGCTTTTTCTGGAGAACTTTTGTACTATGTGCAAGCGCAATATCTTTCCGGAATGCCGGGACAAATCACCGGCGGCTTGAAACTGCAACCGCTTTTCGATCCGGGCGTAGGATTTGTTTCGCAAAACTTGGAAGCGCCAATCAATGTCGATCTCTGAAACCGTCAAAGCGCATCCCGTCGTTATCGCAATCGCCATTTTTCTAATCGGCGGAACGATTATCTATGCCATGTCCGGAAGCGAAACGCCCGCCGTCACAACAGTCGGAAACGTGCAAGCGGCGTCGGACGCGCAAAATCAATCACAGCAATTAGCGGCGCTCGGAATGCAAATTCAGGGACAAACGCAATTGCAATCGGACGCTATCTCCGGGCAAATTCAGCTTGCGCATATCTCTGCCGATTTGCAATACAACGCCAACAATCTTGCGGCGTCTATTGCGAACGCACAAATTCAGGAACGCGCGACAGAAAGCACGTTGACCGCGCAAACGCAGCAAAAGGCAATCGATGCACAAGTACAGCAATCGGCCATCACCGCTAACGCGATAATTTCACAAACGCAACAACTCGCGAACGTGCTTATCACGCAAATTCAAGAACAAAATCAAACGATCCGTAAAACATCCTGCCACGGCTTCGGGTGCCTTTTCTAATGACGGAAGCGCAAGAACGGACATTTTTATTCGTCGCCTTTGTGGCGCTCGTAGCTTTGCTGCTTTGGAAAAAAGCGGAAGTCGCGCCGCCCGATGCCGCCAATAATCCCGCCGAAG